AGGCAGAGTAAGTAACTGCAGTGGAGTCTGCAATTAGGAAATTCTGGTACATGCTTGGAAATAAGAAAGCTGAACTGAAATTATTAGATGTTATGGCTGCTGCGCTCGAAGGATCCCACTCCTGAGCGACCGGTAAATCCTGGTATTCCTTTGTTTTAAAGGAAAACGTACGAGGAGACAATTGAGTAGGCAATCGTCTAGGCATTGTAGCACTAAAGGGATCAACCATCTGGTGAGCCCTCTCAATAGCCGGCATGAAGTAAGGGTCTTCTGCGACTTTGCTAACGGACTTATGCAATCCTTGTATAGTTTTGTTGGAACTCTTTAGAGCTGCTCGTATCTCATCACGCAGTTTGTTGTCATGTTTCTTCATTGAGTGGTTAACTCGATCAACCACTGTGGCTTCGATCTTCTTATCAATGTTTTTGTCCATGATAAGGTACTAATTACAAATGAATGGTGAATAATGTTATTGTGAATGCAATAACTCTGTGTTCTATATTTTCTTTCAGGTGCAAATTACATCCACTTAAGTACTAGGGCTTTATCCACGGGGCCCCTAGCGCCCCACAACGCTTATTTGTTATCTAATATATATCTTATCCCAGACTTCAGTCTGACTTTCTTCCATTTTAAATGATGGTCTGGGAATTGTTTATTAAATGCGTCTACTCGTGCTTTAGTATAATGACATCTAGCATTAATTTTTGCAGGTTTCTGGGGGTCATCAATAAACTTCTGGACGTTTCCTTTAGAAGTGACTATATTAAACTGGTCGTTGATGGGAGTACAAACTCTGGGTACCAATCCTGCTTCCATCCCAAAGCTATTCCCGCCTATACTGCAAGGTTTGGTTGCATCATCTTGCCTATCTCCATAACCTTTAAAATAACAGTAATCTTCCATCAACTTATCAATGAACTCACATAAGTAAGTTGGTATCCCTCCAACATCAACTTGCATCTGAGACAATTGTTCTTCAAGTAGCAGATCAGGCTCATAAACCGGTAGTTTCTTACCAGACAGAATCCCTTCATAAATCTCTTGTAAATTTGAAAATTCTAAGAATTCGGGGCTTTTATCAGTCCCATCTGTAAGACCCATTGCCAGTAAATAAGAGTACTTGTATACCATATCATCAGTACCGCGCCAAAGAGAGGTCTCTATATAATCTCTGTGTGTAGCATCCAACTGCGTCAAATACCGCTCAAAGCTGGAGACTAAGTTCCTCACCATCTCATAGCATCCGTCTGTGATAAGCAAGCACACTAACCTACGCTTGATGACTAGTAATTGATTGATCGTTCGACCTGTGGGTACCGCGTGGAGTTTAGACAAACTACGTGGCAAGTCAACTATGGACTTACCATCTTGTGCCCTGTTGGTTAGGTATAATCTGCCTAGGAACGTAACAAGATCATCGCTTCCCTCGCGAACAGTTCTCAATTTCATTTTGTGTCCACAACTCTCAATAACAAATGATAGTATATCAATATTTATATCTGTAATTAATCCGTCGTCGCCTGAATGCATTCCGCAAGAATTTAGGAGTCTTAAACAAAGTTCTGGATTATCATCCAACAGTCTAACATCTAAATCTATTTCTTGTCCCTCCTCCAACTTATTGGTATTGATGTTGGGGTGGAAATGTTCTATTGCTCTAGCCATCCATTCAAAGAAGACTGGCCTCAGGGTTTGTGCAAAGTAAGTATCCGCTTTGCCACTATTTTGAGCTGTCCCTGAGTTGAACAATAACACGAACAATTTTGAGACGAAAACGACAACTCTATTGATACTCCCGTGGAAGAACTTAAGAAGAAATTCGAAATCGTCTGTATTCAATAATTGCTCGCAGACTGATGTCAGTATAACCATACTTATTGGAAAGACACGGCCGTCCATTCTGCTGAGATCAACTTCATATATTTGCTCTCTTGCTCGTGACATCACCGCTGAAACCCTCTCGGCGAGTAACTTAGGTGTTACACTCGCGCACCAGGGGGCTTTCTTTATAGCTTCTTGCAACGGAATGATGATTTTCGCATAATTGTGTCTCATATGAGCGTTCGTGTTAAATATCACACGATTATCTTTTGTTGACTCAACATAGGGTTCGGCTTTTCCAAACACAGTATCTAGCCAAATTTCGATCTCTGGATCGAGGTAAGAGGCCATTATCATTTCTCTAGTTATGCGGTGTTTTGGTTTATCTTGTTTAATAGCAACTTCATCGTCATCAACCAGAGATATGCTATGTAATTCTATTCCCAACTGTGCTGCTAACGCTTTGGAAAATGCTGGCAAATACTTCATAAATGTGCCACCTGTCAGTGGTGCATCTTGCTGATGTTTAGTTATCCTACCAAAAATGCCATCTATCGCCCCAACATAATTCCCACAAGGGGATGACAAAGTTGAACAAATCTGGGGCAGGTCTTCGGCCAAAGTGAGTGGAGATTCACCCTCATCAGCCAAATAATCATCCACCAATTCTACGGATATCGGGTTGACATTCGCTGCTTGTTCTCGCATGGGTACAGGGCAATCTGTATAAGCCAACAAGAATGAGTATAATTCTTTACAATTATTTTCAACATACATCCTGTTAGCTAGCTCTCCATGCATTTTCATGTCCTCTACC